TACACCAAATCTACAAGTAATAGATGCTATGCAAGACACACACATTTATGCATATCCTTCAATATGGGAGGAAACATTCTGTATATCCGCAATAGAAGCGATGGCAGCTGGTAATATGGCGATCGTAACTAATTTTGGTGCACTCTACGAGACTTGTACTGAGTACGCACACTATGTAAATTACGAAACAAACATGTACACATTAGCTAAAAAATTTAAGGCAGTTATAGAGTTTGTAGCTGATAATTATCATGAACCAGTATTACACGAAAAACTTGTTGATCAAATGAAATATTATAGAACATTCTATAATTGGGATGTGCGGGCAAAAGAATGGGAAAGTTTATTAGATCAATTATTAAAACAAAAAGGTTATGCATAGAATAGACGATAAAAGTTTAATAAATGAAAAAACTATTTTTGGACAAAATACTGACAAAGGTAATGAAGTATTGGACTGGAATAAAAAAGACAATCAGATTAGATTATTTTTTACTTCTCCTTGTCATGGTGGTGTTGATATTCATTATGTACGAGCGACACTTGAACTACAAGCACTTTTACAAAGACACAAGATACCTGTCACGTTCCATTTAATACAATCTTCTATTGTTACACAAGGTAGAAATCTTTGCACAGCAGCTTTTATGAAATCTAATTGCACGCATATGTTGTTTGTGGATACAGATATAGAGTTTGATGAAACATCATTGCTGACAATGCTGAAAGCTGATAAAGATATAATTTTAACACCATATCCTATGAAAGTTATTGACTGGGATAAGGCAACTAATATTAGTCAAAAGTCAGGCAGACATATAAGTAAGTGCGGATTTTATTTTCCAATGGCTTTTATTGATCAAGAAAACATTGATTGTAAAGATGGTATAACTGAGATTAAAAGAGGTCCTGCTGGGTTTATGTTAATCAAAAGAGAAGTTTTTGAAAGAATGGCAAAAGCTTACCCTGATATGAAAATTAAACAACAAACCATGTTAAACCAACAAATGCGAGAAACAGAGCATTTTTGGAACTTTTGGGACACTGAATTCGATAAAGAAAAAGGCACCTTTATGGGTGAGGACTTTGCATTCTGTAAAAGATGGACAGACATTGGAGGTAAGATCTATGCCAATGTAGACGCTTATATAACCCACCACGGAGACTATAGTTATCGTGGAAGGTTTATTGACGAAGGCGAAAAAATTAAGTAAATTGTCCTAAATACGTATTACAGGAGAAATATGGATCCAATCACACAATTAGCCATGATGTATGCCATTAATACTGGCATAGGGGCATTACAAGGTAAACGAGGTTCTAACTTATTTAAAGGCGCTTTTGGCGACACAGCTATGCAAGCTCTGACCATGCAAGCGCTTGGCACAGGAAATTTCATGCCAGGAGGTAAAACACCTGCAGGAATGAATTTTGCTTCACGGTCTCAACCATCTTTAAGTGGTATGGACGCTCAAGATGCAATGTTATTTCAAGCAGCTGGAGGTCAACAGAATCCAGTTGGTAAAAAAAATATATTTCAAAGAGCTGGTGAAGGTTTCGAAAAAACAGCAGATTTCTTTAAAAGAGATGTTACTTATATGGGTGCAGATGGAAGCACAATGACACGAAGAGAAACTGATCCTGTTAAAGTAGGGTTAGCATCAATAGGTGCAGCTGGTGCTTTATATGGTTTAGGTGCATTTGATCCAAAAAAACCAGACGATCCAAAATATCCAGGATACAATAGATTTTATGCAGCAGATCCAAGCATGTTTATGCCTTATGATGATCCAGATATTGATCCAATAGATTACAGTAAGTATCCAGAAGGATCACCTTATAGTAATATGAAAAAAGGTGGTATTGCATCTCTTGAGGATGGAGGATTAGTAGGTTTAAGAAAAAAAATTGAAAAAATGAAAAAAACTCCTGGAGGTTTAAGAGAGTTAAGTAAAATGATACCTGGAGCAGTTACTGAATTTAAAATGGGTAAAGATAATGAATCTGCATTTAGCACTAATAATGAAGTAATTGAAAGGTATATAAACGCAAACACTAAAGGAATCAAAGAGGGTGGTATAGCATCTTTTGATGAGGGTGGTCCTGTAAAAAATATTGATTTAGATCCAGCAGAAATTTTTAAAAAAATAATGATGGAAGGTTATAGGCCAACACAAGAAGAAAAAGATGCTTTAGATAAATATCTTGCAGATCAAGAAGGTAAGAAAGCTGGTGGTATAATGTCATTACAAATGGGTGGCAGAGCTAGTAATATGCCAATAGAGTCTGTTGAAGAATCTACTTCAGAGGACATGGAAATGGTGCCTCCTCCAATGGGATTACCAATGATGCCTCAAACACCAATGCAACCATCAATAACTCCAAGACAAATGTTTCAGCCAATGATGATGGCAAAAGACGGAGCTTTAGTTGATAAATTACCAAGTAAAACAAATACAGATGAAAATAACACGGCTAATTACAAAAGAACATCTGGTAAATTAGTTGTAGACGCAGCTGGTAAAGGTAATGAAGAAAAAGATACAATGTTAGCTCAATTAGCAGATGGAGAATTTGTTACAAAATCAAAAGCTGTTAGAGGAGCAGGTATAGCAATGGGTGCTAACCCAAATGATAAACAAGAACAGAGAACATTAGGAGCTAGATTTTTTTATAAACAAATGGCAGACTTTGATAAGTTAGCTAAAAGAATGTCTTAATGGATTTGTTCAGAGTATGGAAGGAAGAAGAAATTGATAAAGTTTGGGTTTTTGTTGAAGACTATATACAAAAGTCTCTTGATCGATCTGGCGGTTATGCTGATCATCAAGACATTAAAGACAGGATTAAACAAAATCTTATGCAGCTTTGGATTGCGTGGGAAGAGGAAGATAGAAAAGTCTACGCAGTTGGAGTCACAGAAATTACACAATATCCAAAGTACAAAACTTTAAACTTTAGGATATTAACAGGAGAGAACATGGAAAAGTGGACACATTTAATACAACCAATAGAGTCTTGGGCTAAGGGTGAGGGAGTAACAAAAATGGAGTTTTATACTAGACCAGGTTGGGAAAAAATTTTAAGTAAACAAGGTTATAGAAAATCACACGTACAATTAGATAAATACATAGGAGGTCGAGCATGAGTAGCGGAGGCGGAGGTGGTGGAGGTAATGTACCTGCAAACACCACACAAGTTCAAACTATTAGAGAGGCCCCTGAAATAGAAGCAAGAAGATTAGGTTTGATGGATGCTGCTAAAGAATTAGCACAAAAAAAAACTACACCTCCTGCTTTTAGAATCGCACCAATGTCAACTGCAGAAACTGAAGCTTTAGCATTAGCTAGATCAGGTCCAGCAGGTGCGCAAATGATTACTGATTCTGCGGCGGCTTTATCTGATGCAAGAACAGCAGCAGGTCAAACATTTACTGCTAAAGACGTTCAAGCGGCTATGAATCCTTTTATACAAAATGTTATAAATAGAGTTGGTGAAGATTACGCTAGAAAAGAAACCGATCTTGCAGCAAGAGCAATAGCTTCTGGAAATTTCGGTGGTGGTAGAGAGGGTGTTGGAATAGCAGAATTACAAAGGGGTAAAGCAGATACTTTAGGTCAAATATATGGAACTGGATTTCAATCAGCACTTGGAGAACTGCAAACACAAAGAGGTCTAGAAGTTGAAACTGCTTTAAATAGAGCACAAGGTTTAGGTGCTTTAGCTGGTCAACAACTTCAACAAAGAGAACAACAACTAGCAGGGCTGACGGGCACTGGTGGATTGCAAAGAGGTATAGCTCAAGCAGAATTAGAAGCAGCAAGACAAACAGAGCTTCAAAGAATCCAAGAACCTTTCCAAAGGGTAGCTTTTGTGTCTGATATACAATCAGGTGTCCCAAGTGCATCTCAAGCAAGATTAACTCAATCCACTGCACCACAACCAAGTCCTTTAGGTCAAGCTATTGGAACTGGCTTAGGAGCATACGCAGCGTTTAGGGGGTAACTAGACGTGATAAATAAACTAAGAAGAAAAGTAACTAGCAAAAAATTAAGCAACGGAGGTGGCATTAGATCTTTACCATTACCGCCTAGTTCACCAAACGTACCTCAAGTATTTAATCAAGCTCCTTTATTTTCTAAACTAGGTTTACAACAAAGATTTGCTAGTTTACCTGGTTTTGTTAGAAAGCCAGCTTCATTTATAGGAAGCACAATATTACCTAAAAACCCTTACATAAGAGCGGGTCTTTATGGAACTACTGCGTTGACTGCCATGGGTGGTTTAGATGGTTTAAAAAAAGCATTAAATCCAGATGCACAAACTATTATTAATAGAATGAACGAAGCTAGAACTGCAGAGCCATTATTCACTCCAAGCACTGGAGGTACATTAGCTAAACCTGGATTACCAAATATCAGTGGTGAAGCAGACATGTCCGTAATACCAGACGTGCCTCAAGTTAAAAAACCTGTACCAAGTCAATTAGAAAAAGATTTTCCTAATATGTCTACTTCTGAAATAATTGAGTCTATAGAAAAAAATGAGGTAGATAGTGGTCTCAAAATGCAGTCACAAGCTATTCCAGAAATAATTGCACAAGCTCAAGAGAATGGTCAAATGGAAGGGATCAATTTAAATCAAACTGGTAATGATAATAATCAAAATGATACGTCAGTTGTAAATGAAGATGAATCTACTGTAGATTTAAATGAGGATCAAATACTTACAGAGATTAATAATAGAGATAATCAAGATTTAAAAGCTAAACAAATATATTTTGAAAATTTAGGAAATATTGTTGGTGGTAATAATGCTAAACGAAGTGCTTTAGCATTAAGTTTAGATGATGCAGTTGATGACATAATGGGTCCAGATAATAAAAAATCAAAACAACTTTTATTATTACAACTTGCATCTAACTTAATAACAGGCAGAACTGATCAGCCTGGATTTAAAGGATTTTTAGATGTTTTGGGTCAAGCAGGACAAAACGTAATACCGATGGCGCTATCGCTTGAAGCAGCTAGACGTGATGATGAGATAGAATTAAAAAAAGCAATGCTTGCTAATATGAAGAAAAAAGATGCAATAGAAAAATATAGCGCTGATGATAAAATTTTTAAAGTAAAGATACCTTTTAAAGATGGTTCATTTGAAGAAAGAACATTTAAGGGAGGTATTTCTGAAAATGGTAATGTAAGAGTTAAAATACCAAGTAAAGATGGAAACACCTTTGGATATATGGATATAACTAATTTTGAATATAAAATGTTAGATATACCAGATGCCGATGCCATTGAAAAAGCAAATAAAAATATATCTGTAAAAGCTAGAGCTTTAAGAGGTATTAACAAAGCTCTTAAATTAACTGTTGATGATCCAAGATTAATTGGTTCTAGAGGTACTTTACAAGGATTTATTTTAAGAGGTGCAGATGTTTTTAAACAATATTTTGGTGAAACAGAATACAGTAAATTAGCTGAAGATTTTGCTGAGTCTAAAGAACAATATACGACAGATATAAATAAAAGAGTTGAGGCAGGCACTCTATCAGAAGATGATGCAGCTGTAGAATTAGAAGCAGGTAACAAATTTTTTAATAATATACAGGAACAAATAGGTATTGCAGGAGATATGAAAAATGACTCCACTCTAAGAAAACAAGCTACCTTAAGAGCCACAGAGTTATTATCAGCTTATGCATTGGCAAACATATTAAAAGATAAAGATAGATTAGCAGTAAGAGATATTGAAAGAGCAGAGACTTTAACAAATCAATTTGGATTATTTACCTCACCGACTGATGTCATATCTAGATATTTAGTTATTAAAAAAGAATTAGAACAATCTATCGCTGATGATTTAAAAGTAGCAGAGTCTATAGGTATTGATAGAGCAGATATTGCAAACTACGATGAATTACTTTCACTTTCTAAAATAAAAATTCAAGCACAAAATAAACAATTTGAAGATAATTTAACAAAAATTATTCAAGCAAATCCAGATGATCTTAACAAAATATCTGATTACTTGATGAAAGGAATACCAATAATAGAATAATGAATATTAAAGAATTAGAATCATTGTTACAAGGTAATAGAATTGACTTAAGAAATCTTAATGCTCAACAAAAAATATTTATAGATACCTTACAAAAAAATGGTGTTATAGAAGTGCCACCTTTTGAAGTCATGTTAAATAAACAAAATGAGGCAGCAAAAGAAGTCGCTAAACAAAAAGAATTAGTGGCAGATCCTATTAGATCTCTAACCTCTGACAAAGTTAACAGAGATAATGTTCAAATGATTACCGATATAGGTTTTTTAACTGCACAATTATTATTTGATAGAAAAAGATTAGCGGGTGCAATATTAAATCCTAGCAAATACATTAAAGATATTAATAAGATAAGTTCTAATTTTAAAAATCCAATATTAAATAGATTTGTAAGTGGTTTAAAAGGTATTTCAGGTGCTGCAAAAGGTTTTGGATCTGTAGCAGCTCAGTCTGCAGTAAGATCTGCAATAGCTGGTACACTAGGATATACAGCAGGAGGTATTGCATATGATTTGGCTGATGAAATTGCTAGAGATCAATTAGATATAAAAGAAGCTGTTGGTGATAAGAAATATAAAGATTATTTAGAACAGAATAAACTTTTAAGAGTTGTTGATGATTTTAGAGTTGGCTTAACATTTAATGCTGGTGCTGAACTATTAGGTCCAATGGCAGCTAGTGGTGCATACGGTATAAGAAAACTATTTGGGTTAGAAACTCCCTATTCAAGAGCGATGGCTGAAATATCAAAAGCTAATAATTTTAAAGCTACATACATAATGCTAGCTGATCCTAATACAGCTGGTGGTAAAATATTAAAAGGCATAAACAGAATTTTTGGACAACTACCTTATATAGGTGGTCCAGCAAAAGAAGCACAGTTAGGTGCAATAAAACAATTCAACGATATGTCTGCTAAAATATTTGAACTTCAACCAGGTATGCATTTAGCGACTGCAGCTATGGCATCAGAAAAAGCTGCGAGTCAAGTATTAAAACAATACGAAAAATTCATGACAATTAATAAAATAAATTTTAACAGATTTGCAAATCAAGCTAGAGCTTTTGGTGATCCAAGAGTCATAGATTTAAACCACGTTAAACAGTACATGGATTCAATAAGAAGAGATGCTTTGGCACCACCTGAGATTAAACAAGGATTTCTAAGAAATGAAATGTTCAATACTCCATTTGGTAGATTTTTTAGTGCTTATCAAGATCTTGTAAGATTAAACAGACCTATTTCAATCACAGAATATGCTGCGCTTAGAACTTTGTTAAATCAAACTACAGCTCAGCTTTCTAAGTCCGAGCCTATGCAAACAATATATACTCAACTTCAAAAGTCTTTAGAAATGGATTTTGCAAAAATGGATCTTGCACCTACAAGAGAAATTACTTTAAGAGAAAATGTTGCAACTGAAGATATGATTAAACAAGGTGGTAATTTAGTGCAAGCAGAAGTTAAATCTACTGTAGGGCAAACTGGTTTAACTGAGGCTAAAAAACTTGAATTGAAAAAAAATATTGAAGAAGCATTTGGTTTCTATGCAAATAATATTAAAACATTTGAGTCTTTAACTGCTAGAAAGCTAGCTGCTTTTGATGCCAATGCTTTAAGTTATAAACAAATAATAGGTTTTCAAAAAGCGGGTTCAATTGAAAGAGATCAACTTTTAAAAACTATAAGTAGAAATATTTTTCAAACTAAAAATAATTTAAGTTTTAATGCGATTACAGACTTGCAAAAATTAATGGATGCAGACGTGCATGCCATAAAACCAATTAAAGATGCGCAAGGTAATACTACATTTCAAACAAAATTAATTAGAAACGGATCTAAAGAAGGTAATGAAACACTTAGAAATTTGTGGGGTTCACACGTTGGTCAAGCTTATCAAATGTCATTTAGACCAATTGAAAAAAATCAAATGGGTGACTGGGTATCTTCTTGGTTATCAAGAGAACAAGATAAAGCTTTAAAAGGAGATCCTTATCAATCTTTAGATGAAATGTTAATGCCTAATGGTTTACCTGCAAAAAATTTAAGTGGTGGTAATGTTTATTTTGATCCTGATATTTTTAGAAAAATTGTATTGCCTAACGAAGCTGCAGCAACACAAATGAAAGTTATATTTGGATCAGAAAAAGCAAATCAATTATTAAAAAGTTATGATGATTTATTAAGTTACATGGATGCAGTAAAATCATACACGGTTCCTGAAGCGTCTACATTCCTTGCTAGAAGATTAGTATTATCAGGACCAAATATAGCAGTTGGAGCTGGAGCATATGGTATGGGTTTTTTCCCTATGGCTTTAACTTTATTTTTAGGAAACAGAGCAAACAGAATATTATCTGATCCAAACGCTGCAAACGTAATTAATTCTGCTTTTAAAAGTTTCTTAGAAGAGCCAGGTAAGTATGGCGGACTAAGTACATTTACAAGATTTCAATTAGCAAAGGTGGCTAACGCATTGTTAAATGATTATGTACCTGATGATTTTAAATTTGATGAAAGCGATGCATCGATGTTAGAAATATTTAAAATATTAGACGCAACTAAATCTCCTATAGAACCATTAACAGATTTAAATATGAATAAAGAAGAAGAGGAAAATTTATTTCCTAAATTAACAGAAGCTGAAACTTTAAAAGCAATAGATGATATGCCTGATCCTGAATTTTTGACTGAAAAAATTGGTGGACTACCAGCAAATATGGAAGAAGAAGCCATGATGGCAAGAGCCATAAACACAATGCCTGAAAATGCACCAATTACACCTACAACTCTACCAAGACAACAGGGTTTAAGAATTCCTGGACCTGGAATAACACCTATCGATTACGGTGCATTATTCCCATTTGATTCATTAGGTAATTTAATTAGAGATAGGAGACAAACATAATGCCTAAAACAGCAGAACTAGCACATAATAGAATTGATAATCATGAAAAATTATGTCGAATCATGCAAAAACAAACTCACGATAAAATAAGTGATCTTCAATCACAGGTTACTAGAATTGAAAGAATACTGATTGGTATCGCAGGTGGAGTTATAATAGGTTTATGCACCTTAGTTTTTTCTTTACTTAACACACCATTATGATACGACTTCATTTGTGAAGGTCGTTAGCAAATACAACTATAAACAATACACTCGGACAACGGACCGGGGACGAAGAGTTTATCTAGATGGTAAGGAAAA